GTGTCACCGTGATCGGTAACGTCTAGCGTGTCTTTGGTGATGCTTAGCGTCCAGCTACGGGTTCCAACGATGGTGGCGTTGGAAGATCCAGCAGCGTCGAACTGAACAGCACCTTGTTCACCACGAAGGATGGCCATGGCTGGGCATAAAAGGGTCTATGCCGTAATTCTACTCTGTTGGCGCTAATCAAGCAAAGCAAACGAAAACGCAACCGATCTGCGCTCGACTATTGCAAATCTGTTTGGAGCGGAGCCTTTGTGCGGAATGCTGCCGTCAAATAAGACTCCACAGTTGGGAATATAGGGCAAGCCGAGATAATCACTAGGCCCTGTTTGGATCGTCAGTTCCCCACCCCATTCCGTGCTCCATTGCATGTTGGCAAACAAAACAAGCGTCCACCAATGCATTTCAGGCCCTGAGTCAACATGAAAGTTAGATTCTTGACCGAAAAATTGTATATTCGTACTAATTCGCATTAAGTCAACATTTTTACGCAGTATTTTTTGGCAATACAGTTTTAACTTTGAGCCAATATCTATAAGTTTGTAATTTGCACCGAGCGTTTTATTATTTCGGCAGTCAAGTAAGTGGCCAAAATTAGGCTCCTGACCATGCTTCTCCGACTTATTGAAACCCCAGTGGTTATTTATGGGACGGAACTCGTCTGCAAGCTCGTCATAATCCTTAAAAGTCAGCAAGTCTTGTAGATAAAAGATGCCCGGGCTTTTTTCAGTCCACTGCAATTAGTTTTTGCCTTTCGGCTTGCGACGTTTGTGTTGGTAGCCTATCTTCTTCGAGCTTGTCTTTTCACGCTTAAATCGTGCTTTTTCTGCAGGTGACATCTCTCCTGTTGTCTTAGGCGTCTTGGCAGATACGCGCTTTGATGGACGGCACGCTGGATAGTCTCTGTCTTCGCCTTTGGAGCGTCCACAAGGCTTTCCGGTCTTTACATCGACCCATTTCTCGTCAAACCAGCGACTAAGCCCGCCCTTGGGCTTGCTGGCCTTACTTGGTTTTTTTGGCTTTTTTCGTTCCGCCACTGGTTTCCTTTCTGTAAGGGGCCTTGCCTAGCTTTGCCATACGCGCTTTGTATTCCCGCACCAGCCAAGCATTGGCGTAGGCGCTGGGGTATACAGCGAATTTACGCTTCGCAGCCGCTTTGACACGGCTGTAAAGCGCCTTATCTGTGGGCTCGTTTCTAGTTGCCACAGGTGCAACGCATTTTCTTGGAGCCTTTCTTCATGCCCTTCTTTTTCTTGGTAGGGGGGCGACCCTTTTTTGTGCCATAAGTTCCAGGGCCTTGGGGCATGATGGGGATCATCTTTGGTCTAGTCTAGCTCTTCGTGCCAGTCAGCATCAACCTTGAACTGCCCAAAGTGCGGGAGCAATAGCCGCGTCATCTCCATCAACAAGAAAAAGCCAGAAGAAATCCGTCGTTACCGGAAATGCACCGTCTGTGATCACAAGTTTGTGACCACTCAAGGCCCTGAAGAAATCGCACAACGAAAACAGATTCTTTATCGCAAGGGCGAAGACCAGCAAAATTCAAAACTGACGGAAGATACCGTGCGTGAAATGCGTGAATTTGCTGCTGGTGGCGCTAGCTCGTTTGAATGCGGCTTAGCTTTTGATGTAGCGCAATCAACTGCATATAAAGCAATTGTTGGACGGTCTTGGCAACACGTCCAATAACAACTTCAATACAACCGATAAGAAGTTGGCCCCATTGTTTCTGGTTTTGCCAAATTAAACTGTTGCAAAACTAAATAACCAAACGCATCAAATGCGTGGTCAACTCCTAAATTCTTATTTGGTAGCCCTGTCCCAGGTGCATACGTCAGTGTTCGTAGCGATTTAATTAGGTTTTTACACCTTGGATGCACTACCGTCCTTCGCGCTCCAGATGCATCCATTAATGCAGTGTTGACTGCTGTGATCTTGTCGCGGATCTTCCATGGTGCTTTTGGTGTTTGGACCGTAAATCCACTGCGACGCAAAATTGCATGGTCTGTTACACCTACCCCACTTGTTTTTCGTGCGCCGCCTGTAGGGTCAGGACAAGCAACAATCCTTCGGTCTACGCCGTATCGACGTATAACTTCTTCGGCAAAATCCCAGGTCGTTGCACCGCCCGTCAACATAATCTCGTCGAATACATACAATGTCTCGCCATCTTTGACCGCGCAAATACCACTCATTGGATCAACGTTAAAATCAACCCCAAGTAGCAATGGCTGGATCTTGATGTCTTTGGCTTTTGTTGAAATGTTCTTGTCGTCAAAACTGATCGCAACAAGTCCAGTTAAATTCTCGAAGCTAGCTTCAAATTCTTGACGGAATGTTCTCGTGTCAAGTTGGGCGCGGGCAGCTTCCACTTCATGCTTGCTGACATTACCTCCGTCAATCGTCGTATAACTCCAGCGTTGCCACAACCCTGTCTCGTCCTCCGGTACATAACACCACAAGTCATAAAACCAACTAGCTGTACCGTCCGGCGTTGAAATAAATAATGCCCAACCCTCCTTATCCGCTAACGCTGGTCGAATAACTTCAAACCATACGTCCGAACTCATGAAGGCAGCCTCATCCAATACCACCCCGGACAAACTGCGGCCCCGCAAAGCCATTGCGTTTTCTGTTCCCTTCAACTCGATCGTTGATCCATTAATTAACTCAAGGCGTAAGTCGGTCTCGTTCTTACTCCTGATCCAAACTTGTGGCACAAGCTTCTTTAATGCTCGCCACGCAATGTCCTTTGCCATCCGATACGTCGGAGCACAATAAAAAAATGTCTCCCCAGGACGATTAATCGCTCCACGCACCAATTCAACGCAAGACAAATACGATTTACCGAAGCGGCGTCCTGCTACTAGGACTCGAAAACGTTTTTCACAGGAAAATACTTGCCCTTGAGCCCATCGAAGCTCAATTGGTGCGGTTTTTTGGCTCATAAATGCCACATTACATAGGTTTTCAACCCCTGCCCCCCTTCTTGAGGGGCTAGAAGGCTTTCTAGCAGTTAAGATCTTAGGAAAAGGTCGTATTTAGATGACTCAAGCCGAACAACGCTCCAATAACGCAAAGGAAGACCGCGTTCGGCGTTTATATCGTCGGCAACTTGAAGGGTTGTCGGCTAGAGCACTTGTTTATGACCACGCTGAAAAAGAACAAGTCAGCATGGCAACTGCTTGGCGTGATTGGGCAGACGTAAAGGCGCTCTGTGAAGACGACTGGAAATCTGACCGCGAAAATATGTTGGCGCGTTTACAGCACATGCGTACCAAGCTGTTTAATCAGGCACTCAAAAAAGGACAGCTCCAAACCGCTAGCCAGGTTTTGGACTCGTTGGGACGAGTTATTGGTGAGTCCACTGAAACCGTCAACATTCAAGCGCCTGATCTCACTATTACGATTCAGAACAAGGACGACTGATAACGCTTTAAAACTCGACCCCCTCCCCCGCCTCCACTAACTGTGGGGGCTTTTCTATCACAATAGAACTATTCAACGGATATATATTTACGGTACCCGCGAGAGTCCGGCCAATAGCAAAATTGCCACACTGCCCCCCCATACTGCGAATTATTCGCATTAGTAGCAGAGCTTAATCGATTAGTATTCTAAATATCAGCAAGTGTTATCAATTCTGCGGACGAATTGATCGCCTCGCGTGAATGGCCTCGCGTGAATGCAAATTATTAAGTTCTTCAAACTTAGGCAGACTTTGCCGCGCGGTTATTCCATTCCGTTGCTAGACTATCAATAAGAAGCGAAGAACAAGTTTTCCCGCTCTCCACGGCTTAGCACTCTCTCACCTGCTGCTGTCTCAACGCTCCAAAGCCACTCACGAGGCCAGTCTCAACGAGTGCGAGCGAACCACCCAAAAACCACACTAATCGACCCGATGAACGACTCCAGAATTGAACAGTCAACACTCGATTGTTGGCGTATCGGCGGACTGTGCTCTGCCTTTCTTCTTTGCATCACGTTCTCAGCGTTGGTGTTCTCCTATGAAGAGAGCGAGGCTATGCGCCGCTGTCTTGCTAAATCCGCCGATCCAGCATCCTGCCATCTCATCGTTTACGGTCGCTGATCAATGAGAAAACCTAAAGGCTTCATTCTTCAAGAAGGGTTCTCGCCTATCGATGGCGAACCCTTTGTTGTCATCTTGACGCTAGAAAGTAGCAACAGGAAAACCGGCCCGATGTGTCAGGTCTGGATTCTCAGGGCTGACAATGTCGACCCTGTGACAGCAGTCGCAACAGGACAAGACTTATCTATCTGCGGAAACTGCAGACACAGGAAACAGGTTGACGGGTCTCGGACCTGTTACGTCAACGTCGGACAAGCACCGCTAGCAGTTTGGAGAACTTACAAAAAGGGAGGCTACGAAACAGATCTAACGGTTGCCGATGGTGAGCGTTACCTAAGCGACAAGAAAATTAGGTGGGGAGCTTATGGAGACCCTGCAATCATCGATCCTGTGATCTTCCATGCTGTTAACGGTGCTGCAGCAGGTCATACAGGCTACACGCACCAATGGCGGAAACCCTTTGCACAATGGGCAAAAGGTAGTTTACAAGCCTCTTGTGATGGCCTGAGAGACTACCTGGAAGCGTCAAGCCATGGCTGGAAGACTTTTGCAGTAGTTCCAAAGGGGAGCAAGGGGTTCTCAGGTCATCAGTGTCCCGCGACTGTTGACGCATCCCAAGCGCAATGTCAAACCTGTGCTTTATGCGATGGCGACAAGGCGGACATTTTTGTTGAGGTTCACGGGACAGGATCGAAACACTTCAAACCACAATGAAACAAGAGACCCGCGAGGGTCTTTTTTTTGCCTGTTGTGTTCTCCCATGACTTATGCAATACTAGAGGAGTGGAAACACTAACCAGTGTGAACCACTCAAACCACCCAAATACAAGCTTATGAGCCAACCCGAACAACTATTCCATATCTGTCAATACACAGAAAAGCAAGGGCACCAAGTCGTTTACGAACTCATCAGCTCACAGCGAAGAGCAGATGAGACAGCAGAGCAGCTTAACGATGCTTTGGCTGATCGTGGGATTCCAGGGAATATCTGCAGTTTTTACACAACAGGCCCACATTCAACCGCACCACACACACACTAATGAATCACGATTTAAACGACTTGATCCCTAGCGAATATGAACCTGAGTGGCCTCCTAGTGAAGCCGATATCCAGGACATGTTTGAGGCAGGCGAAATTGACGCCTACGACCGCGAGAAGGCTTTAGATGAGCTAATCGCGCAAGAACTTTGGCGGGAGTCTTTGCCTTGTTCCGTGCCATCACCACAAGAATTGAATTCAGGACTCAAATGACTAACGAACCAACATCAACAGCCCTTTACAGGGCTCAAGAAGATCTCCGTATGCTGGAAACCTGCCCTACTTGGTACGACCATTTGGACAAGGTCGAAGCTGCTATCGCAGAAGAAGATCGTGTCTATGACATACGTGTCGCCGCTGGATGGGAATTAGATGAAGGGGGTTGGTCCGCTCCAAGCCCTGAAACGGGCGAAATGATCCCTGAATGGAACTGGCTTGATCATGGGTTGGTTTACCCAGAGGATGCCAAATGAAAGACAATTTCACCTTCAGCGGATCGGGCATCCCCGGCAAATGGATCTCATCAGACAAAATCGAATCCCTGATTGCCCGACAAATTAAACGGCAGGAGTCCAACGACAATTATGTTCAGGTCAATTTTAGGTTCCGGAAAGGCGGCGATTTTCTAACCCAGCTTGATTACGTTAGGGGCGATGTTTCCCGTTCCGCTTACGTTAAACAGCTTGTTGAAGACCACTTAACCAAAATCACTAACCTTCTCGAAAAATGAAAGAACTCACAGCCGAATGGACAAACGTCACGCTCCAAGAATTTATCGAACTCAACAGCGAAGACCTGTCTCACATTGAAGGCTTATTGATGGACGAATGCGCTTGTACGCCAGAAAGCCACATCCTGCTAGCCAAAATTCGGATCCTCCAACACTGCACCCTTTAATTTTTTGTCCAACTTTTCCAATTCAACTAATGAAAACTCAAACTTATTCGGTTGCCATTGAACAGCACACTCACTTAATTGTTGAGTTTGAAAGCGAGCAGGATTTTATTGATTGGGAGGATCTTGGGTCTTGTATATCTGAGCTTCATCCCTCTCAAATTGCTAGCGAGAGAATCCATTCTGATTGCAGACCTGTTTAATTTTTTATCCAATTTGTCCAACTTTCCAAATGTCAACACAACTAGAAGTCAAAGCCCGCCTTAGCTATGCCAGAGCAATGCTTGAAAGGGACATTCCTACAAATACAGTGGCAACGCTTATTAGTAGCAAATTCTTTGTCTGTAGGTCAACAGCCTATAACGACATTCAAGCCGCTCAGGCTGAAATAGATCTGAGTGACGATGGACCAAGCTTTGAGGAAGCTTCCGAACCAATCAACACAGATAGCGTTCTAGCCATGCTCCAGCACCGTCTAGAGGTCTGTGTAGCTACTGGTGACGATAAAGCTGTATGCAGCTTGATTAAAGCCATGAACCAAGCCAAACAATGGAATGGATACCGAACCCAGTCCGCTTCACCCTTCGCTTAACGTTCCAATGAAAATCAACACCAAAACTGGTGAACTCCTAATCGCAAGTTTGGGACGTTACACCAGCAAAACTGAGAAGATCATCTTCTTCAAAACCAGAGCTGGTTCCATGGTTAGCAGCTACTACGTCAGCACCTTTAATTCAATCAAAGAAGGTGATGGTTTGATGCTGTCTAACGAATGGGGTCGTGATCAGGCTCTTGATGCTGATCAAGTCGCCAAATGTAAAACTTTCATCCGTAACCACTCATGACGTACCACTACCAACCACAACAAGAGTATGAACTAGACAAGCTTGAGAGGATCCTTAAAGAACTTCAGTCTGTCATTGAACGTGAAAAGAAGCGCCATATGATGGATGAACACCTCACACATTCAATGCGAGATCTTCTTGAATATGAGATCATCCCATTGCTTGAAGCTGAAGTGTATTACGACCCAACACCACAGTATTGATCAATGAGCAAAGAACTAATCTCACGCCAACAAGCCGACCGTGCCATCAATCAATTGCTATCTGTCATCGTTGGTTACAAACAAGCAAAAGCCTCCAATCACCTTGAAGATTACATTCCTGAACGTTTAGAATTTATCCTTAAATTAATAGATCAAGAATTTAACAGGGATAAAAAATCAAGCAAACCTGAAGTAGTTGACGCCGCTGTAAATAGGTTTGGTCGTAAATTCGATAGCGTTCGATCGCTTCAAGTTTTGTCTACCTTAATCAGAGAGGTTGAGTGGTCATGACTAGTTTTTCTAGTTGGTCTAAAAGACCAGAAGATATGAGAGCAGCCGCTAAAACTAGGGCGATCGCTGCGCTCCATCAAAAACACAGTAAAGGACTTACCACTCTTGAACGTGCTTACCTTCATGCCCTAAAGACTGGCCGCCTTGATATTGATGATTAACACCAGGGCCAGCTAACTTCTAGCTCTTCCTCCCATGAATGGCCGCTTATCGGACGTTCCAATATATAAGCAGTCAGCAGACGTTTCATCTCTATAAATGGGATTTCGACTTCTGCGGCTGCTTTTGCCACATTCTTCTTGCCGCGATAACAAAGGTCTAACGCTTCTTCAAGCTTCATCCCACCGCTCCAGCAACCACCATCGCCATATATCGGTCCATACGCTCTTGCCACCTAACCTCGCAGCCACGCATCTCTAGTTCGCTAAGCATCCGCAGTTGAATGGTCCCATTAGGTTTGCCGATAATTACCGCTCCACCACCAACACGGATGCCAGCCCTTTCATATAAAGCGAGGCTATAAGCGCCAAGCTGGTCCTGGTGGTCCTTTAACCAGGCTTCGGGCTTGTCTGTTTCCCTGCCGCTCGTCTTAAAGTCGCAGATTGTCAGTCCTAGCTCTGTGTCCAGCAAGGCGTCTGCTGTTCCGGCAAAACCTGATGAATGGCTAACACTAAATTCCGAGGCATGAATGGCCGTTACCGCTCCACTTACCAGCCAGTCGGATAAACCTCTGGCGTACTCACGGGCTGCCCACGATACCTTCGGCGCTCCTTTCTCTGACTTCTTAAGTGCCCAGGTGGTGATGGCTTTTGGAGGACGTGCCAAACCATCATCCCA